CCCATACCCTCAAGGTTCTGTACCATCTGCACAGCGCCCCAGCGGTCGAATGCGATCTCGCGGATATTGTAGCGTGTACCGAGTTCCTCAATAAAGCTTTCAATAAAACCATAATGCACTACATTGCCCTCGGTGGTTTTCAGGAAACCCTGCTTCTGCCATAAATCATAGTTCACATGGTCACGCCGAACCCGCAGATCGATGTTGTCTTCCGGTATCCAGAAAAACGGTAAAATGATAGATTTATCATTCTCATCCAATGGCGGGAAAACCAGCACAAAAGCAGTGATATCAGTGGAAGAGGAGAGGTCAAGCCCACCATAGCAGACACGGCCTCGCAAGGCTTCCGGGTCAACCTCAAAAGCGCAGGCATCCCATTTGTCCATCGGCATCCAGCGTACAGTCTGTTTAACCCATTGGTTTAAACGAAGCTGCCGGAAGCTGTTCTCTTCGGCGGGATTTTGCCTTGCTGATTCAAAAGCCGCTTTAACCTTATCCATACTCACCGTAATGCCGAGGGATGGGTTTGCTTTTTTCCATACCTTTGGGTCTGTCCAATCATCCTCCTGCGCTGCACCGTATATGACCGGGTAGAAGGTAGGGTCGGTTTTGCGGCCGTCCAGAATATCCAGTGCCTTCTGATGCACTTCCCAGCAAATGCTGTTTTGGTTATCTCCGGCTGTTGTGATCAAAAAATACAACGGCTGCATTCTCGCATCACCGCTGCCTTTGGTCATGACATCAAAGAGCTTTCGGTTCGGCTGGGTATGCAGCTCATCAAATACCACGCCATGGGTGTTGAAGCCGTGCTTATTGCCGACGTCGGCAGACAGCACTTGGTATATGCTGTTTGTCTTTTGATAGATGAGCCGTTTGGTGGCATCGAGAATTTTGACGCGCTTATCCAGTGCCGGACACATCCTTACCATATCAGCGGCCACATTAAAAACAATGGACGCTTGGTTTCGGTCTGCGGCGCAGCCGTAGACCTCGGCGCGTTCCTCAAAATCTCCGCAGGTGAGCAGCAGAGCAATCGCCGCTGCAAGCTCGCTTTTACCCATCTTCTTTGGTATTTCCACATAGGCGGTATTGAACTGCCGGTAGCCGTTGGGTTTAAGCGTCCCGAAAATGTCACGAACAATCTGTTCCTGCCAGTCGATCAGCTCAAAAGGCTTACCGGCCCAGGTGCCTTTGGTATGGCAGAGGGCCTCAATGAAAGCAACGGCGCGGTCAGCGGCAGACTTGTCGTAATACGAATCGGAAGCCATAAACCTTGTCGGCACATATTTTTTCAATTTTCTCGTATCCGCCACCTCCTCATAGGCAAAATAAAAGACCGCCATAGGCAGTCCGTCAAAATCCCTCTGTACGAGATACAGAGCCGTTTCCGGCACTGTTCCCGAATGTTGTTTTAGTTACATTTCAATTTTCCGGCATAGATCCTCACCGTAAACCACGTTCAGCCTGCTGCCGTTGTCCCAGTTAACCATGATGCTTGCTGTGTCGTCCACGCCGGTTACGGTGCCCTTGGTGCTGATGGGTGGGGCCTGCACATCGTCCATGCGAAGAAGCTCCACACGGCAACCAATCGGAAACTGGCGGCGAATGCGTTCGACGGTTTCTTTACTCGGAAATCTCATCGCTGGCTGCCTCCTCTCCGGCTAGCAAGTTTTTTACCGATTCTGCTACTGCTGGGTCGTCAGTGGCAGCATCAAGGTCCTCAGCACTGAAGCCTCTCTTGGCCCCCGAACGAAAGGCCGCGCTGCCGGTCAGATTACGGAGGAGTACCCGGCGCGTTTCCTTGTACTCGTCACCGATAAAGCCGAGTCGAAGGAGAAAGCAGCGAAAAGCGTACTTCTCGTTGTCTGTTTCTTTTTCCTTGGCAGTCACACGTTTGTGGCTCTTGGCTGCGTCAAGCATTTTTTCGATAAAGCGTGTGGTCGCGTTGATGACCTCCGGCTCCGGAATGCATTCAAACCAAGGGAAGCGAATCAGCTCGTCGGTAAACTCGATTTCCAAGCTGTCTGCACCGAGTGCCTTCTTGATAAGCGTCGCTTTGCTTTCCACCAGCCACTTTAGGTTTTGAAGCGCCGCGTCGGTGAAAGCGGAGCGCGGCATCTCAATTACCAATCCGATGTCATCATCAGGTTCCGGCACATCGCTTGCCTGCATTCCGTTTTCACCCTGAAAGCTTTCACGGCGGGTACGACCAAGGCCCATTTCCTCACGGCCGTCCATCCTCAGGTCCTCAAAGGCGAGTACTTCATCCAGTTGCCTTTGCATGGTATCGGTAATGGGTACATTTGTGTTTACATACCGTCCGGGATGGTGCTGGTCAATATCCGGGAACTCGTGGGGCGCATCCATGCTGCCAAGCCCGCTCTTGCAGGCATCGTCTTCGTCATACTCGCGACTGTCGCTGTCTGCCTCAAAACCCGCTTGATGGAGCAAATCCTCCAAGTCAAGGTTATCGGGGCCTGTAAGCGTTCCGGACTTGTCGATGTGGTAACCGCCAATCTCGTAAGCGAAGGATGGTGCTCCGAGGTACTTAGTTGGTGCGCCCAGCGCTGTGCTGATTGTGCCAACCAGTGATTTGCGTTCGCTTCCTGTAACATTGTAGTTAAGTTTCATCTTTCATACCGCCTTTCTGTGAGCCAAATTAATTCAGCTTCTGTACTGTATTAATCACTCTAAACCGCATATATAGCAACGGTTTTATGCGATTTATGTGCAGAATACTGTACCGATTATTCAGCGGTTTTTGGTGTAGATAACACAATACCGGAAACCGGAGTTTACTCGTCGGCGGTTACCTCCGCATAGGAGTAGAGCACACCATCACGCTGAACGCTAATCTTTTCAGTTGTTCCCGCCTGCTCAATGTACCGCTTGACGATAACATCACAGAATTTCTCATCAAGCTCGATGGTATAACAGGAGCGGTCGGACTGTTCGCAGGCAATCAGTGTTGAGCCGCTGCCGCCAAAGGGATCGAGCACCAGTGTGTTGCTCATGGAGCTGTTCATAATAGGGTATGCCAAAAGCGGGATCGGCTTCATAGTCGGGTGGTCGCCGTTTTTCTTAGGCTTGTCAAATTCCCAGATGGTGGTTTCCTTGCGCCCGCTGTACCACTGGTGTTTTCCGTTTTTCTTCCAACCGTAGAGCACCGGCTCATGCTGCCACTGATAGGGAGAGCGGCCGAGCACAAGCGACTGCTTCTTCCAGATGCAGCAGCCGGACAAATAAAAACCGGCATCCGAAAAGGCTCTCCTGAAATTAAGACCTTCAGTGTCGGCATGGAAAATGTAGATGCTGGCGTCGTCCGCCATGACAGCTTCGGTATTCTGAAAAGCGGAAAGCAGGAAGTTATAAAAGGCGTCATTTGCCATGTTATCGTTCTTGATCTTCCCAGCATTACCTTCGTAGTTGACGTTGTAGGGCGGATCGGTAATGACGAGATTGGCTTTGCCACCAGCCATCAGCAAATCAAAGGTGTCGGCCTTTGTGCTGTCGCCGCAAACCAGCCTGTGCCGACCGAGCGTCCATACATCACCGAGCTTTGTGATCGGTGGCTTCTTTAGCTCTGTTCCCACATCGAAATCATCGTCGTGGATGCCATCTTTGATACTATCCTTGAACAGAGCATCCAGTTCAGCAGGGTCGAAGCCTGTGAGAGATACATCGAAGTCCGCACCCTGCAAATCAGCAATGAGCAATGCCAGCTTCTCTTTATCCCATTCGCCGGAAATCTTGTTCAGTGCGATGTTGAGGGCCTTTTCCTTTTCGGCATCCATCTCGACTACCACACACTCGACCTCGGTGATCCCCATGTCGATGAGCACCTTTAGACGCTGGTGCCCACCTACAACACGGCCGGTCACCTTATTCCAGATGACCGGCTCGACATATCCGAATTGTTCAATTGAACGCTTCAGCTTATCATATTCCGGATCGCCGGGTTTTAAATCCTTGCGGGGATTGTAATCCGCAGGCAAAAGCTCGGCGGTATTCTTTTTTTCAATCAACATATTTCTTTACCGCCTCCTGTATTTCTTTATAACGGTCCAGCCATTCCCAGCGAGAGAGTGTTCCACTGAAATGGCCATAGGTCGCTGTATCTGCATAGATAGCATCACGTAAACTCAGCGTTTCGATAATCGCTGCAGGACGCAGGTTAAAAACCTCAAGGACAGCTTTTCTGAGTACTTCATCAGAAACCGTGCCTGTACCGAAGGTCTCAATCTCAACTGCAACGGGGTCAGTCTTGCCGATGGCATAGGAGATAGCTACCTGACAGCGTTTAGCATAACCACACCAGACAATGTTCTTTGCAATAGCTCTTGCCATGTAAGCACCGGAGCGGTCAACCTTCGTTGGATCTTTACCGGAGAACGCTCCGCCGCCATGAGCAGCAAGACCTCCATAGCTATCGACCATAATCTTTCGGCCGGTTAAACCAGTATCAGCAGCAGGCCCACCCTCGACAAAACGGCCGGAGGGATTGATGAGGATTTCGGTGTCATCATCAAATGGAAACTTCTCGAATACCGGCCACAGCACTTGAGAGATGATCTCGCTGCGGAGAACCTCTAAATCCTTGTCAGCGCGATGCTGTACGGAAACGACGATTGTTTTTATACGCTTTGGCTGATCATCCTCGTACTCGACGGTAACTTGCGCTTTTCCATCAGGGCCGATACCTTTAATGACACCATTTTTCATGCTGCTATCAAGCTTCCGACAAATGGCATGAGCGTATACGAGCGGAAGCGGTAGCTTTTCAACCGTTTCATCTGTGGCATAACCATAAACAGTGCCTTGGTCGCCAGCGCCGAGCATGGAATACCAAGAGGTATCTCCGGAGCGGGACTCCAGTGCTCGATCCACACCACCGGCGATGTCCTTACTTTGCTGGTGGACGAATACAAACACCGCGAACTTCCAAGGATTATACCCGACATTCTCCAGAACTCTGCGGACCACCCAGCGGATGTCCACTTTCTTCGAGCAGGTGATTTCGCCCGCTACGATGATCTTGCCTTTTGTAGCCATGACTTCGCAGGCCACACGTGAAGATTTATCTTTGCGTAGACAAGCATCGAGAATGCTGTCAGCAATCAGGTCGCAGAGTTTATCCGGATGACCTTTGCAGACGCTCTCGGCAGTTAAGTATTTTGCCATATCATTTTCCTTTCCGGGCGGTTAAAAGCCGCTCCATTACATCATCCTGTGGATTTGCTCCGCTGTATTCACCGGTGCAGTTTTCCTTTACAATCTGGAAAATTTCCATCCACAGACGGTTTGTCTGGTTCATATAGTTTTGGCCCATCGCCACATACGGACTTTGAATCGCATTACCCGTTGTGGGATGTTTGGCCAGAAAGCCATATTCGGTAACCGCTTCTTCACATTGAATCCATCGGGCTACACTCATGGCGTACCGCTCCAGAAGCTGTGGGGAAACGAGTATCGCACAACCACGCTCGTTCAGCCATTGCCAGGTGTTTTTGTAAATCTCACCTGCAACAAGTGTCTTGCCATCCTTCTGGACAGCTTCGAGCATTTTATTGGGCTCTGGCATTGCTTGACCATGCAGATCGGCAGTGTTAGAAAACTCTATGACCGTCAGTGTTCTACCTCCGGGATTGCCCTCGGCGATTTTATCGGCTAATGGTTTCTTTTTTGCGCCCGCGCCGATACGAGCGCCTCCACGGTTGGTACCGTCTTTTGCCAAAAATATCACCTCACTTTGCTGGCTGGGGCTATTCCCTTGTTTGAAA